TAGGTCGTCCTTCTGCGTCTCGCGCGGCGTGTCGTCCGCCGTCATCTTCCATGTGCCGTCGATGTTGTAGACGCCGGTGGAAAGTCCGGAAATGGTAATGCCGCTGCCGGCGAGGTTGGTCACGGGACGGTTGATGAGGTCGTTGTAGTTGGTCGTGCCGCCGCCACCACCGCCGCCGGAGCCGTTGTTGGGGAAAAAGCTCTGATCTGCCATCGCTTTTCACCTCCTAAAACATATAGTAGATATTGACGTCCACAGCGCTCTCGAATACGAGAGATACAATGTCGATCTGGTTCATACCCAGCTCGAAGACGCCGGTAAAAATCGGGATTTTCTTCCCGTTTATAGAAACCACAGTGCCGGCGGGGCAGGAGATGCCGAACTTCTTGAGCACGAGGTCGCCGTAGTTGAGGATGCTGTTGGGATTGTCGGCGATTTCGTTTGCCTTGAAGATGTCAAGCATATTGACGTTCGGCGTTACCGTCCCGTTGAAACTGCCAAGATGTGCCTGCGACATGGGTTTACTTCCTCCTTTCTCAGGTAAGCGTCACATAGTAAAGCTCGTCGAGCGTCATATCGTCGATGTCGTCGAGCGTGATGTCGTCCACGTCGTTCAGCAGCCGATAGCGGCGCAAAACGGTGCTTGCCGCCGCGCCAAGCACAACGCCGCTCTCAGGCTCGATATACCGAAGTAGCGTCTCCGTCGCCTCCGCGATAATGGAAAGCGCGCTCGCTGCGGCGACAAATTTCTGCGCACTCAGCCCCGTTACGCGAGAGCCGATGTTCACAGTGGAAGCGCCGTATCCGAGCGGATAATGCAGCTCCGTGCCGAGCACGATCTGCGAAATGCCGATGGCGCTCGCCGCGACATCATAGACGCGGCGGCACAGATCGAGGATGTTCGCGTCAAGCACGACGCCACTCTCCGCCGCAAAAGCAGATTTCTTCTCCGTCTCGACGTCCAAAGCGTCGAGCACAATGCCGCTTTCCGTGCGAATGAAATTCTGCTGCGAAACGATGGCGGCTGCGGACATGACGATACCGGAATTTGCCTCTCCGAACGAACGACTGACAGACACCAGAAGCGGGGATGCTGCGATCAGCACGGCGTCCCTCGCGTCCGTAAAATTCTTGGCAAGGAGAGACACGTCCTGCACGGAAAGCTCGACGACGTTCGCCTCCGGTCTATTCGGATACCGAAGCGTCGCCGCAGCCTCCGCGCCAAGCTCCACGCCAACGCTCAAAAGCTCGTAGCACCGCTTGATCATATCGTCGATATGCGCGGTCAATACCGAGCCGGTTTGCACGGCGATGAACTTTTGCAAAAGATAGCTTTGCAACACGCTCTCGATGATCAGGCGGTCGTAGACGCTCAGACTGTCACGATACGGAAGACCGCTGATAAAAAGGTCGCACTCCGTTACGCGGCGGTTGAGATATACGTCAAAAGACCTCAACATGCGACCGCCTCCTTATTACGTCGGGTTCTGCGCGCTCAGGTTCAGATAACCCTCCTTGATGGTCATAATCGTCGCGGCTTCGACGCTGCGCGGCGTGGAAAGCGCGCCGTACATCAGGAGGTTGCCGCTGCCGACCGCCTCGGAGTCAAAGATGACGAAATGCGTGATGGTTCCCCACGACGCGGTGGATTCGCTGAAGTTGATCGCCTGCTCGTTGGTCACGACGCCGCCGCTCGGCTCGCTCATGTTGGTCAGCTCAACGCGCGCGTAACCGGCTCCCGCGTTCGGCTCGGTCACGTTTGTACCGTTGATGGTCGGCGCGGTCGTGCTCAGACCGATGTAGTATTTGGACGGGATTGCCGGCGTGGTCTTCGTACCGAACACGTTGCCCGCCACGATGTCAAGAAATCGTGTAGTATTCATGCAAACGTCCTCCTATTCCTTTCAATTCCATTCATTTCTTTTTGTTTGTTTTTGCTTTTTGAGCGCGAAAAAGCCGCGTCTTACGACGCGGCGATTGCGCTCTTGTTGATGTTGTTCGTGATGAACAGAGCGCCCTGCTTCGGGATCTCCGTCTCGCCGCTCATGTCGCGCAGTGTGATCTGATAGATGTACTTTCCGCACAGATTGACGGATTCGCTTGCCGTGATCGTCACCCTCAGCACGTTGAGCACGGTTCCCTCCTGATTGTAACCCGTGGTCATTGGCTTTGTCAGAATGGGCGCGCCCATCTTGTTGATGTTGCTGACGATCGCGAAATTGGCGGTCGCGCCCGCCATTCCAAACGGCTTGTCCTTCGTGTGGAAGTACACGTTGAACACAAGCTCCTGCGTTTCGCCGCCGACAAACTCGATCGTCGGCAGGGTGTTCGGATTGCAACCACAGCTTGTCATGGCCGCTCACCATCCTTTCTGTTGTCTTACGCCTCCGGCTCGTCAGCGTGCTGCTTCTCATCGCATCCCTTCTCCGTAACGTCGGAAGCCGCGATCATCTCGCAAACCTGCCTCAGCACGCGAAGGCTTCCCGCCATATTAGCGAAGTTATCCTCGCCGGATACGCACACGCTGTTCAGCGCGGCGATCACCGCGCCAAGATTCTGCATAATCTGTTCTTTCATAGTCGATCCTTTCTTTTACAGCGAGTCGATCCAGCCATTCATACGACTCGTCAGTGTGGTAAAATAGTGACCGTAAACGGTGTCTCCACGACTCACATCGCTGATTCCGGTTCCGTATTGCGAGCCGATCTGGTATTTCAACGAATTGAAGCGCGCGGCTGTCAGTGTTTTATCCGACCACGACATCAGCGTATTATTGTAACTAAGGTATAAGCCGTTTGCCGTGTCCCATGATCCGATATTGCCGACTGCTTCGCGAATTTCGCGCACCTTTGCGCACATATCGTTCCAGACAAGATACGAAAAATCCGTTGTATTTCCTTTTCCTGTCACTGCGTAATATGCGTTCCGTCTTTCATCGGAGGAAAACCAGTCCCACTTTTCGACCTGCGGCTGCGGCGGATCTTCCGTCCAAAAATCTTCGTCAAAGTCATACGACTGTCCACATCCGCTTGCGCTGACGGTTGCGCGAATATGATATTTCGTGCTCGGCGACAAGCCTGAGAACGTAAAACTGCCGCTTTGAGAGATCTTATTGGATAGCGTCATCGTCCCATAGGATCGAAGATTGGATATACCCGTTCCAGCTTTCCAATTCACGGTTATGATGTTGCCGTCGTAGGTCGTGTCAAGACCGGCAAGACGAACGGAGATAGAGGTATCAGTCCGCGATACAAACGAAACGTATGCCATTCACGTCACCGCCTTATCCGAATTTCGCCGTAGCATCAAGTCCATAGACATTTGCGGAGTTGAAATGCACATTGCCGGAAAAATACGTATTGCTGAAATTCCAGTATGCGTATGCGCCTGCTGGGCTATTGAAGTTGATATATGGCGTATCTTCTCCATAATATGACAGCTTGAAAAAGTGATATAAACGCCTCTGATAATAGCCCCAAATGCTGTATCCTCCGCTGCTGTTTCCGTCCGTCTTTGGCTTTACGACAAACTCATCCGCAAAAATAGTCGGAGAATAAATGGATGTCCCGCTGATAAATGTTCCGCCGCTGTAAGTGCCGCTTGCGATCTGTTTCGCTATTTTTTCCGCATTTGTTCCCGCTGCGGCGGCTTCCTCAATGCTGCGATCGAGCGATCCGTGATTTGTGACGTTGCTCCACGAGATGTAAGCGTTACCTCCCATTGTGACATTATCACCCACAACAAGGTTTTTGATCGTCACAACATTCGCATCAATCGTCCCTGCCGTAATTTTGTTCGCGGTAAGGCTGTCGATATAGTCACCCTTCCACTTCCCGTTGTTCATCATTAGGTTGCCGTTCGCATCGCGGAACACAGCGCCGCGCACTGTTCCCTTGAACGTACCGCTGTTCGCCGTCAGATTGCCGCTGGAATCAACCTCGAAATTGTACGTTCCGTCTCCACGTTTTCCGATGTGCAGGTCGCCGCCGTAAAGGTGCATACCGCTCACGGTCTTACCGGCAAGAGCATCGGCAACAATGCCGTCGTGGTTGATGGCGGTCGTCCACGTCCACGCGCTCGAACTTCCAGGATCGGCTGTCTTGCTGCCGGTTCCGAACAAAATACCGTTTTCGTTCATCCACACGGCTTTCGTCGTGTTTGCCTTGGTCGTACCGTTCATCAGCCAGATACCGTCACTGTCAAAAAGCACGTTTCCACTCGAAGACTTCATCTGCGCCTGCTGCGCGCTGATCACGCCTTTGAGCTTCGCGGAGTCAAGATACCCGCCGCTGTAAAACTGCGAGATAGTATTGTTGACGGAGTTGATTCTGTTGTTCACGCCGTTCATGGCGTCATCAATGTCATCGCGGATGTCGTCAAACTCTCCGTCAAGCGTCTGGTTGGAGTCGTTCGTGATGTAAAACTTCATCGAATTGATGTAAACGCCGCTGTTATCCACCTTGAAATGTCCAGCGCTCGTAGAGATCTTCAGCTCCGTGCCGACGATGAGATTGCCCGCAATGACCTCGGCGTTCACGCCGAAGTAATTTGCGCCGCTCGCGTTCTGGAAGTATCCGATCGCGAGCTTCGCGTGCTGCCAGCCGTCATCCGTGATGGCGAGCATGTCGTTGACAATGCGCATCTGGCGGTTGCTCTCGCCGCCAATCTGAATACCGGCCTGGTCAATCACCACGCTCTGCTGACTTGCCGACTTGATGCGGTTCGCCGCGTAGTCCAGCGACTCACGGATGAATTTCGCCGCCTCGGTCGCCTCGCTCGCCGCCGTGTTGTAGGTGTGCTTGCTGAGGTCAAGGCTGCGGCTCGTCGAGTACGTCTGCTCCAGCATATCTTTGAGCGTCGTGAATTTATCCTCACGCTTGAAGCGGTTAGAGAAAACCAGTGAAAAATCGGTAGCGTTTTCGAGGTTTAGGTCGATTTCGACAAGGTATGGGGTAATGACCTGTTCGTGCGGAAGCGCGAGGTAAATTCCCTTGCCTAACTCTAAATCCTGACGAAACGCGGCGAACTCCCGCGCAAACAGGAAGTTGCCGCTCTGCACCGTAAACTGATACGTCGGCGTCGCCACGTCGCTCAGAAGCTCCGCCGCGTAGCGGTAAAGCTCCTCCTCGACCGCCCACCTCTGGAACTCGCCCGCGCTCGCGGACAGAAAGAGCTGTGCGCTCGCCGTCCGGAAGCTCACGCGCGTCCCCTCGTAGGTCGTGACGTTGTTCACGTTTTTCGTTCTGATGTCGCTCGAAACGCTGCCGGACATCGTGCCGGACACCGTGATAATGCCGTCATCCGCCGTCTCGCTCCCAACCGTGATCTTGCCCGTATAGAGCGAGAGCGTGAACGCTTTGCCGCTGTCCACCTCCAGCGTACCGCGAATGATGTCCGCCGTCGCGTTGCTTGCCGCGAACGCGCCGCCCGTGATGGAGTACATCGTGCAGTTGAAGCCGGTCGTCAGCGCCACGCGCGAGATCTGCGCGCCCGTGATGCGCACGTTCGCGCCGGAAAGCGCGTGCGGCACCTGCGTCATATTCGTCGCGACCTCGGACACGACGAAGGTGTCGTCCGTCACGTCCTGCTGGATGATGTACGGATGCAGCGCCTTATACTGCTCGTCGCTCATCGCCTTTTTAAGCGCGAGACCCGGCGTGGAGCCGCTGCCGTTCACCAGAGCCTCGATCGCCGCGTCAATGCCGTCGCGGTTCGTTTCGACCTGTAAGATGACCGCCTCCTGCGCCGCCATCTCGCTTTTCTTCGCCGCGATCTGCGTGTAAAGCGACGCGAGAACGCTTTGATGCTGCCCCTGGATAGCAGCGTTTTGCTGCGTCAAAAGCCCGTCAAGCTCCAACTGCATCGCGTCGTACTTCGCCTGCTCGATATAGTACCGCGACCACATGGAGGCGCGCGCCGCCGTAAGCGCGCTGTAATACGGCTTGTTGGCGAGAAGCCGCCTCTGCCACGAGGTATAAGCGTCCGCAAGCTCGCCGCTCAAGTCCCCGCGCGCGATAAAGCCGGAGAGATCATACACCCAATCGTCGCCGCTCGGATTGACGTTGTGAATGGAAAGCTCATCCGCGCCGTAGGGACGGATCGCCGTCACCAGCTCATCGGAAAGCTCCTCCACCTCCGTTTCGTTCAGGAGATTGTCAAAGCCGAGGTAGATCGGAAGGCTCGCGCGCTCCTCGTCCGCGTCATAGACGCTCACGGTCTTTCCCGGCTTTTCCGCCGTTCCGTAGGGATCGAAGACGAACACGCAGCGATACTTCTGCATCGCGTTGTTCATCAGAAAGTCGCGCATTTCCCCGTCAAACTGCTCGAAAGCGCCGTACTTCGCCGCGATCGCCGGCGAGACGTAACCGATGTTCCACGTCGGGTCGATCTCCAGAAACCGCCCGATGATGGTGCTCGCGTCCTTGACGTTCGTGATATTGCAGAACTTATAGACGCCCTCCTCCAGAAAGAATTTCTTCTTTTCCAGCAGCTTCTCGATGGAATAGCCCGTCACATGCTTGACGTCCATAATGCCGTCCGAAGTCGTCTTCGGCTTCGCGGTCACATAGATGCCGTACGCCTTGGTATAAATGAGCTTATACGCCGTCACGCTCTCGTAGATCGGATTCTCCTCTCCGTCGATCACGCTCGGCACGTCAAACTCGATCTCGCTCAGATCGACGAACTTGATGCGCGCCTTGATGTTGTGAGCGCCTGAGATCACGCCGATCGTCTCTCCGCTGAGCGTTTGCAGCATCAGCTCCGGCTGCTCGAATTTCCCGTCGGAGGAAAAGGGCAGCTTGGAAAAATCAAGATTCATACGCCGCCCTCCTTATCCGGCCACGTTATAAAGGAACCGTCCAGAAATCTTCAGCGTTCCTCTTCCGGTGATGGTCAATCGGTTGTCCCCCTGCACGGCGCGAAAGAAATTCATGTTGAATCCGGCGTAGTAGTTGTGTCCGCTCGCGCCGCGAATGATACCGTGCTCGTTGTCAATCGTCACGGCGCTCGCGCTGTTCGGGAGGCTGTCAAGCCGCAGCTCGCGTCCGCCATCGCTCTCGTTGACAATGGAGAGCGAACCGCCGCCGGAGGACGGGACGAACGAAATATCCGGCTTGATCGGCTCGCGGCACGAACCGTTGTTACGGAAGATGACCGTCTGCGTACCGCTCAGGCGATAGGTCTCCTCAAACGGATACCCATAGGCATACGGGCAGTCGCAGCGCACCGTCGCCTCGAACGCGACCGGCGACCACGCCACATGGATCGGCGTGAGCTGCGTGATGATGCACCGGAACATGCAGTGCTCCAGATCGCTCTGGCAGATGGTCAACCACTTGTAGTCCTGATGCCCCGTGAGCCACAGCGCGACCTCCTCCATTTCGTAACGGTCGAGATATTTTTCGCCCTCCGCGCCGAAAACAAGCGTAAATTCCAGCGGAGAAGCGTTGTAATTCACGCCGTAGTGCATCGGCCGCACGCGCGAGGCGCTGCGCGTCTCGGAAATCGACGCGCGGTTGCCGAAACTGACGGGCTTTTGCTTCTTATCGCCGATGTCGAACATGTGAAGCCCGTACATCTCGCTCGAAACACCGTCAAAGGTAAATTCGTAGCTTTTGAACATTTCGCTCCTCCTCTCTCATTTTTTATAGAGAGAGGGAGGCTTAAGCCTCCCTCTTAAAACAGGTTCCTCTTGTGGATGTCGAGATATTTCAGCACCTCGTTCGCCTGCTCGCGCGTGATCTCCTGATGCTGGCGCACCGTCTCGGCGTTCCCGCCGTTGATGATAGTGTCGCCGAACGTCACGGTCACACTCCGGTTTGCGTTGGTTACGCCGGAGAGCGAACCGTCGCCGGACAAAAGCTCCTGCCGCAGCGCGCCCGGAAGCGACGCTGCCGTACCGCCGAGCTTGCTCATGCGCTCCAGAATCCCTCTGAGGCTGTCCACCATCTTCTCGGAAAGCACCCACTCGTTGTTTTTCAGCAGCGCCAGCTCCTCGTTGTCGCGGATCGTTCCGCCGCCGACGATGCCGCCCTTGTGATAAACGCTGTAAAGCATCTTTCCGACGTTGGACGGATCAAGGTCGTCTCGCGTGATCGTCCAGTAACCGTCGTTGCTGTACTGCGCGTGTACGCCGTACTGGTCGAGCTGAGCTGCGAGCTTCGCCGCCTCAGCGTGCAGCGCATCGTTCGTTGCCTTGTCGTTGTTTTTGCTCCACTGCGCGCTCAGCCCCTTCATCTGCGCTACGATATTGTGTACCGCAGCCACGCTCGCGGCCGTCACGTTGCCTCGATTTTCCGTATAGCCGGTATCCTCATTGAACGTCGACTGCCCGACGACATCGTTGTGTCCGCCGCCGCTTGCCGCAGCAATATCCGAGTCGATGCTTTGCAACGCCGCCACATAGCTTCCGTATCGCTGCGCCGCCGCGAGCGCGTTGTCCCACGCCTCGGTGATGGTGCTGTTCAAAACGCTGCCATACTCGGTATTCCACGCGATCAGCTCATCGTACAGCGTATTCCAGTTGTTCTCGATATAGCTGATGGCCATGTCGTAGAGCTTCTGATAGGACGAGATGCTTTCTTCAAGGATCTTGATTTCAGCGTCCTTCTCATCCTCATACGCCTTTTGCTGCTTGTCAAGCTGCTCCTCCGTCACCTCGATCGCGTGGTCGCGCTGGGTGTCAGCGATGTCGTCCTGCAGCTCTGCCAGTTCCTCTTCGAGTTTGATGCGCTTCGCCTGCGCTTCGCGGCTGGTGTCAAGCCGCAGCGCGTCGATCTGCGCCTGCAGCCTTGCCGCATCTTTGAGCTTGGAGTTGAGCGACTTGTTGTAGTCGTCCATCTTCTTTGTCTGGCGCAGCATTTCCTTTTGCTCGCTGATGATTTCGGCATACGCCGTCTTCATGTCCTGCAAATCCTGGATCTGCTGTTGGATGCGCTGCTTGAGCATTTCCATAACGTACTTGACAATATCGTCAAGCCCGCTTTTCATCTTTTCAAGCTCCTCGCGGCTCTCACCCGCGACCTTGCCGATGCTCTGCACCGCCGTATAAGCAAGCGAGCGCAAGGCGTTGATGTTGTGTAGCGCCGCGCGGTACTGGCTCTCGTCGAGGTCGAGCAGCGCAAGGTTGGCGTACACCAGATCCCACGTCGAGCTTGCCGCCGCGCTCGTGGCGTACAGCAGATGCTCCAGCGTCGCCGCGTCCTGCTCGGAAAGCGCGATGCGCAGCTTCTCGATGTAGGCAAGCGCCTGTTCGATTGCAAGCTCCTCCGTCTTCGCCGCTATGATCTTTTCGATCTTCTCGTCGGTGATGGTAAGCAGCCCGTTCTCATCACGGAGAAACTGCATATACTGCGCGCCGAGCTGCAAAATGCTCTGGAACGTGTCGATGGAGATAAAACCGCCGTTTTCCGCAAACTCATTCGCCGCCTGATGGAATTTGTCGTAGACGTCCTGGATCTTGTCAACGCCGTCATGCGCCGCCTGAACGATCTTGTCCCACGCCTCTTCCGTAACGGCAAGACGCTTTTTCTCGTAATCCCACCAGAGGTCGCTGAGCTTGCTCACCTCGTCGCTCTCGTCGCTGTAGCCCTTCGAGCGATAATACGCCGCCTGCGCCGCGATATTCTCCTGCATCTTGCGGTAGTATTCCGCGATGTTGTCGGTGTATTCGCGCACCTTGGAGTAATCCATGTCGCCGACCGCGTTGTCGAGCCAGTTTTCCGTCAGCGTGATCTTGTTCTCGTAGAGCTTCGTCACCGCCTCAAACTTGTCGATGACGTTCTGGATCTTGTCCGCCTCGCGCTCCCACCAGTCGCCGGATGTGCTTTCGTTGCTCTCGTTCCACTTCTCCGTGGTCTCGGCGAGCTTTTCAATGGACTTAATGAGCGCGTTCGTCGACTCACGATCCTTGTCAGTCAGCTCGTTGACGTGCTCCAGATTTTTGATCCAGAGCTTGTTTCCAACGTCATCGTACTCGACCTCGAACCCAAGGCTCTTCAGCTTATCCACGTTCTCGTGGATCGCCGCGTCGCGCTCCTCGTTGAGCGCGTGCATCGCATCCTGCTCACGGATAAGCGCCTGCGTCAGCTTCTCGCGAAGAGCGATCTCATCATCCAACGAGTGCGTGCGCGAAAGCTGCGCCTCGATCTGTTCGCGCTCCTTCTCGGCCTCGCTCAGCTTGTGCAGCGCTTCGCGGAATCGGTCGATCTCCGCCGTATACGCTTCCACTTCCTTGCTGCTGCCGCTTTTCCCGCTTCCGCCGCTGACAGTCGGCACGCTGACCTTGACCTCCGGCAGCTCCACCTTCAAATCGTCGGAAAAACCGGCTAAAAGCTGTTCCTTGAGACGGTTCATCGCCGCGCCGTACTGATACGTCAGCTTCATGCCGGGGCTTGCGCTCGCTTCGAGGTTCGCGATCTGCGTCAGGATCTCAAGCCGCTTGCCGGCGATGCCGGCCGCCTCCGCCATCTGAATGAGAGACGCGATCGTGCTGCCGTTCGCCGTGCCCATATCCATCGAGGCGATCTTCGCTTCGACCTGTTTCTTCCGAAGCCCTTCGATCGCCGTGATGTCCGCGTTCGTTGCGCCGATTTCCTGCAGCTTTTGCTGCGTCAGGCTCCACTCTGCGTCGGCATATCCCTCCGCCGCGAGCTTGGCTTCCCAGCGTTCCACGTTCAGCCGCGCCTCGACAACCTCCTCGGCGTTGGTCACGCCGATCTTTTCGAGCATGGTTTTCACCAGCTCCGCGTTGCCCTCGCGCAGCATGTCGAGAACCGTCGTCGAGTTCATAAACTCGCTTGCGAGGTCGTTCGCCGCCTGTTGCGCCTGTTCCATCGAAGAGGCGGAGTCCATCATCACCTTGGCGAAATTCTCAAACGTATCGAGGTCGCCGAAAGTTTGACCGATCTCGGCGAGTGTGTCGTTGGAGATCGTGCCGTCCTCGTTGAACTCTTTAAGCGCCTTACTGAGCTGATTGACTTTGCTCTCGGCGTCGGCGAATTTCTCCGCCATCGTCGCGATGCTCGGATTGTACTCAGTCAACGCCTGCAGCTCCGCAACAAGCTCAGAAAGCTCCTGTGCGTTGCCGGCTTCCAAAATCGCCTCATGGATTTCGTGCAGGCGCGTGGCAAACTCCTCCGCCTGCTCGTTGTTCTTCTCAAATGTCGTCTTGTCACCGAAGACGCCGAGGAACAGTCCCTTTTGGTCGTACGCTTGGTAGTTGGTGCTCTTGTCCTTCTTCGCCGCCTTGACGACGTTTGCGACGTACTTGCTCAGCTCCGCATCGGAAAGGATCTCTCCGTTCGGTAGGATAGGCGTCACAACAATCGCGCTCTCGCCCTCTTGAATAGTTTTCGAGAGCACCGTCATCCGGTCGCCCACCTGCGCGTTCGCATCGTGCGACATCACCTTGCTGAGATTGCTGTTGGTGACTTCCACCACACGGCGGTCAAGCAGATCGACGTTGCCGCCGTGGGCGTACAGCTCCTTTTCCTCGACGCCGAACTTCTTGAGAACATCGGTCAGGTTCTGCACCCTGTCTGCGCTCTCATCCGCCGCGTCGCCGGTTTTACCAAGCATTTCGGAAAGTTCGTCCTTCGGGATGTCCTCGACGATCAAACCGAGATCGCGTAAATACTCGTTGACCTCTGCGACTTTCTCCGCAGTAAGCTCCGCGTCGTCATCGAAGAGGCGAGAAATAATGGATTTCGTCGCCGCGTCCGGATCTTGCATTGCCCGGATGCGGTCAAGCGCCATGTCAAGCTCGCGGATAAGACCGGCAGACTCCGGATCGTCCGGATTGAGTGCCGCGCGCAGCTTGATCGCTTCGTCCTGCAGCTCCGTCATGCGCGAAAGAGCCGTGGTCATCAGCTTTTCTTGTTTCTCAGCCTCTTTCGCAAACTTCTGCTGCTCCTTTTCGGTCTCAGCCGCCGCACCGTCATCGACGGCTTTCTCCCACGCTTCCTTTGCCGCCTTGTAGTCGGCGATCGCAGCCGTAAGTCCGCCCCGTCCCGTGTACTCCTGCACGGGATCGGAGAAACCAGCCGAGGTATCGCGCCAGCCTGCGTCACTGATCCACTGCCGCGCGTCCTGCTCCGCCTTGCGATAGACTTCTCCCTGCTTGGCGGCAATCAAATCCTTTTGGAGCTGGATCTGCGACTCAAGCAGCTCGTTTTCACGCTCCAAGCGTTTCAGCTCTTCGCTTTCGACAATGGAGATCGTGCCGCCCTCGCGCAGTGCGCGAAGCTCGGCGAGCCGCTTGTTGTTGTCGTCCAGCTTGCCGTCAAGCTCCGAAAGCTCATCCTGCAAACCGGAAAGATCGGTCTGCAACTGCTCCAGCGTCGGATGCGCCGCCTCGTACAGCTCCTTGAATTTCTTACCCGCCGTAATCAGCAGCGGAATGAGCATGAGAAGAAGCGACACCCAGCCCATCGGCGTCGAGAGCATCAGTGCCGCCGTCTCCTTGAGTGCAAGATTATAGCCCTGCTGCGCGCCGGTCGCCGCGATCGTCGATGCTGTTTTGGCGTCCTCCGCCACCTTACTCGCAAGATATTGCAAAACGGACTCCGCAAGCTCACCGCGAAGCGCGCCGGTCGCAATCGCGTTTGCGATCGTCGCCTCGGTCAACTGATCCTTTGCTTTCAGATTGAGCTTCGTTGCAAGCGTATTAGCCTCGATGTGCAATTCTTCCGCAAGCTGCTCCACCGTGTAATTCTGTCCGGCAGCAGTCAGTTTCGTAAAGTTGAGCACAGCTTCGCGCTGCTGCTGATTGAGCGCGAATTGGCTCAACGCCACCTTTTGTTGTGCGGCGTCAAGGCTTGCAAGCTGCGCGGCATACGTCGCCTGCGCCGCGCGCGTATCATCATAGACGATATTTGCGGCGCGAATAGCGTCCACAGTAGGTTTAATTGCCAATCCATTCAATAATCCGTGTGATCAGCACGAAAATTATCGTTGATTTCCTGTTGTGTTAGTGATATAATCCATAGTAAGAAGAGAGGAGCGTGTGTTCTATGGCATTGATTGTGTGTCCTGAGTGCAATCAGCAGGTGTCGTCCGCAGCGGAGGCTTGCCCGCATTGCGGCTTTCCCATCGCGAACCATCTAAAAGAACAGGAACAAAACTCCTACCATCAAAAACTGCTTTCACAGGTCGCGATGTTCCCACTCTCATCTCCGCAGCCGCGCGCAAGAGTCTGCGCAAAATGCGCTGAACCATACTTCTATAATACGAATTTCGCCAACAACGATACGCCGATGTGCGAATGTAATGCGCCGACAGTCGAGATAGACATTTCGCAAGAGGAAATGAGCGGTCGTGGAGGAGTCGCTTCCGCAGACGCGGATATTTTTGAACGTCTCATATTTCCACGCAATATCGGCGACAAGTCATCACAGGAATACAAAGCTCGTATTAACGACATATATAAGCGGTTGAACCTCAGCCTTTCCGAACGCGGTGAACCGCCGCACGAACCGCCCGCGCCGATCAAGGATCTGGTCGACCGATCACAGTGGAAACCGCAGAGCAGCATATCGCACACGCATGTCAGCGCACCATTACGTCCAACCTGTCCATATTGCCATTCCGCCAGCCTCACCAAAATCTCAAAATCCGGCACCTTCCTTAAAATCGCTGCGCTCGGCTTATTCGGTGCGAGCGATATTGGGAAGACTTGGAAGTGCAACAACTGTGGAAGTAAATTTTAGGAGGTTTTACCATGCTCTTTTTACTTGGCGTTGTCGTGCTAATTTTTATGCTCGCTCGTGAAAGCTCGCAGCGGAGGGACGCGGAAAACTTCTCCAAATGGATGAAAAATAACGCGCCGAATCGCTACGTCAGAAACGACGAAATGAAGCATTATATCAACCAGTACAATAACAGCAAACACCGCTAAAATAATTGCCTCAGCCGTTTTCGATCTGCGGCGGCCTGACCGCATATCATCTTTGACAGCCTGCCCGTTTGGGCGGGCTGTTGGATTTGGAGCACCCCATCGCGATCCGCAGACCGCGCCGACATTATGCTCTCTGAACCGTCTCACGCTGCCGTGAGCTTGGCTGCGGATTACCCTTGCGGGCTTCCCGGACGAGGATGATCTAAACTCGCCGCTCCTTGCGGAGCCATGTTCGTCGGTTTTTCCAACACCCCCTTGCAAGCAGTCATGCCGCTTGCTCGTTCCATGTCGCCATCGGGGTATAGGCGGGCGCAATTACGGAACCCGTCACTTTGGGTTCACCCGCCGCTTTATTCAGTTGTGTAAATGCGGAAATAACGCCGCCGACAAACATGGTTCCGAAGATACCCAGCTTGTCGGTCAGTGTGTCAACGACGTCGGAAAGCGCTTGGAAAATCGCAAGCACCGTCTTCATGTCGTCGGTCTGCAGCATGTTCTGCGCGACGCCCACCCAGGTTTCCTTCAGGGCGTTCGCGCGGTACTCCACGCTCTCCATGACCTTCGCCATCTCACGCTCGGCGCTGCCGGCGCTCGACTCCATCTTCTTCATGGCGTCCGCCGCCTGCTCAAAGTTGGAGAGGATAGCGGAACCGACCTGTGCCTGCCGCTTTCCGAAAAGCGCCTCAAGAAGCTCCGCGCGGTTCTTGTCCGTCAGCTCGTCCCAGATGTCCGCGATGTCCTGCAAGATCGCATAGGTCGAGCGATAGGTATTCGGATCGCCCACCTCGAAGAGGCTCACGCCTCTGCCGCCGTTGCTTGCAACCTTCGTAAGGTCGGCGATCTTGCCGGTGAGCGTCGCGACGTCGGCGCTGTACTCCTCGGTCTCTTCGTCATAGCCGCGAATACGCATGGATAGCGTCTTGAGCGCGTTGCCCGTGGTCGCGGCGTCGCGTGTGATCTCCACCGCAGCGGTCGCGAGCGCGATCGTCTCCTCAAACGAATTGTTCGCTGCCGACATAGCGCTCGATGCGCGCGTCATCACCTCAACGAGGTCTTTGTTGCTAACGGCGAACTTGTTCAATCTGTTACTTTCGGCTTTCACCTACTGACTGCGCCATAGCACAGCGGGCAGGACTTTCATCCTGCCTCCCGCGTTTCATGTATTTGGATTATTGCGCGGGTTCAGACTGTATCTTCATCTATCAGAAATTATTTGTCTATTGCTAACCAAAAAATCGGTTAGCAAAACAGAGATTTTTTCTGTAGAGAGCAGCGAAACCGCCCGTGTTACCACGAGCGGTATTACAGTCGTTACGGATAAATGGTATTTGTGATTTTTTCTCTGATTTCTCGCTCCTTGTTGGAGTCATTCAGCCGAAGCAAAGGAATGTTGTTCCTCTTGCAATACTCGGTTTTTATGGCGTCTCTTTCTTGCGTTTTTCTCAAGGATTCTGTTCCGCCATACATAGGTACAGGAATAAAATGCTGCTTGCCGTCGTACTCGATCAGACAGTTGATACTGTCATCATCATTGTAAACGACAAAGTCAAAAGGAAGCGTATGTTTGCTCTTGCAGTCTGGGAAGCGCTTTTGTTCGCAATACTTCACGCCCATTTCTTCAAGTATTTGCTTAATCATGCGCTCTCTGGACGACATGACCTTGCATCCGCATGAAGTTGTGTGATTTGCCAAGATTTTTGCCGGAAGCGCGACAAACACACTGCCGCACAACGGGCATTTACAGTTCCACATCCACACGCCACGCTTATTCTGATAGGCACGCGAAAGCAATTCAACGCCAGATGTAGATTTCATACCGGTGAAATCTTTTACCGTTGACTCCCACACCGTTTCTTTTATTCTGCATCCGCAAGACTTTGTATGGCCTGTCACTACGTCACTTTTATTGGTTGTTATAACATTGCCACACTTGCACCTGCATACAGCCATCGCAGGCTTCATGCGTTCGTTCCTTATGATTTTCAAAATCGTTAAGTCATTGAACGTCTGCCCCGTCTCATCATGCTGTTGCCACACAGAACGATGATAACCGGTCATACACCCACACGAAGCCGTCTTGCTGTGTCGCAGCGGATACGCCTCTTTGATTGTTTCGTTTCCGCATTCGCATACGCATCTGCAAAACATTTTCTTGTTTCCCTTGTACCTTGGCAACATTTCCTTGACAGTAAGATGACCGTACTTCTGTCCGGTCATGTCGATCACGTCTATGTTGACCACCAGCTTTTGTTGTTTATTTCACAAATACCAAGTCTTTCCTCGGTCTGATCTGTCCCCAGACTTTAACCGATATAGCTGCTTTCTGACGACGTATCACTACGCCGCTGGGCAATCTTGTTTACCCACCTCGTTGATCTTGGAAATAATACCGTCCAGCGTGTCGTTGACGTCCACGCCGTAAGCCTTAATGATGCTCACAAGCCCGTCCGTCGCCATCTGCTGCTCCATGCCGGGAGACACGGCGGCAAAGATAGCGGAGTTCTCCGCGAGCTTCGCGGCGTCCTGCAAGGCGAATCCTAATCGCGCCCACTCGGCGGTTTGTGAAATGACCGCCTCGGTCGTCACGTT